AAATTAGAGAAAGTAGAACATTTGCTGCTGATATGTTAAGTCAAATGACTAGACTAGGTTGCTGTGTATTACCAACTCCTACCCCAACTACAACAAATACCGCTACCCCAACTACTACTCCAACTACTACACCAACCAATACACCAACAAATACTGGAACACCTACCAATACTCCTACGCCAAGTGTAACTCCTGGTCCTATTTTACCAACATTGGATTATCATTTAAATACTGAAAATAGTGATAATATACTTACTGAAAGTGGTGATTATTTAGATATAAACATAAGCCTCACAAGTCAGTATATTACTTTATTAAATTATGCGAACACACAAGGATATACTTTACCAAGTGTTGAATTACAGAGAGAACAGAACAATATAATTCAAGGATTTTTAGATGCTGGATTATGGGACGATATGGATACTTTTTATGTATTTATAAACAACGACCCAACATTAGAACAATTTAGTAGATTAAATTGGATTACTCCATCTGCTTACACTATCACAACAAGTGGAACAACTAATTATGGTATATCAGGTTATACATTTAATGGAACAAACCAATATTTAAATACAAATTATATTCCATCGGTAAATGCTGTAAATTATTCTTTAAATAGTTGTTCAAGATTTATTTATAAATGTGATACAGATACAGATGATAGTGTGTTAGATGGTAATGTGTTAGTAATAAATAATTCTAACAATACAAATCATATGTTAAATAGGTCTACAAGTAGCACAACTTGTAAAGTAAACCGAGCAAGTGAAATTATAAATAGTTTCCAAGATTGTAGTGGTGGTGCTGGTTTAATATTATGTGGTAATGAACTTATTGAACCTGTCGGACCTGTTGTAAAATTTGCTAGAAACGCAAGTGGTGGGGCTACTGAAGGAAGTGGTGCGGGTAATACTTTACCGACAAACTCACAACTTATTTGTAGAGTTGGTAATTCTTATGGAACGCATGTTGTTGGTGTCTATGGTATAGGTAATAGTTCATCTTATTATGAATATACAACATACAACAACATAATAACGAATTACATAAATAATATAATATAAAAATTATGGCAAACATATTAATATCAAACCTACCAACATACTCGGCAGACACAACTGTTGATACTTGGTTAGTGTTGAATAATTCAGGTGAAACTGAAACATTCAAAATACAAAAAGAAAACTTTATATCAGATAGTTATTCAACTATTACAGGTGTAACTTTTGCTTCAAGTGGTTGGACCTATAATACAGGAACAACTTACTACGATTATACATACTCAAACACAGGTATAACATCAACATCAATCGTTGACTTTACACCGTATAATAGTTCTGTTACAACAGTAATAGCAGCAAGAGTTCAACCATTTAATAATGTAAGTAATGGTAGTTCAATATTCTATTCACAATATCCTCCAGCAAACGATATGACTGGACTTATAAACATCTTTAATCAAACATTATAATATGGCTTTTAATATTCCAAATTTTTCACAAACACCACAAAAACCAGCAGTTAATTCAACGCCTTGGGTTCGTCCTGTAGATTGGATTACAATTACTGATACACCTGGCGAAATCCATTTCTTGGTTAGTAGTTTAGGTTTGGGAGCCTATGCCATAAAAACACAATTTAATGATTTAGAAACTCCATCACTTAATATTGATTGGGGTGATGGTGTTGTTGATACTATTACTAATATGAATACAATAACATATCATAACTATACAACTGGTGGAACTGCTTGTTCTTTGGGATATGATACTTGGAAGATTAGAGTTTATCCAACAACTCCGGCAGCAACAATTACTGAATGTAAATTTGTATCACCTATTGTTAATGGTATAACATTATATCCAACTGCCGCTTCAGGTTTATTGGAAGCCTATTTTGGTGATGGTGGAACGGTAATGCCTGGTGATGTTTATGCTAATTTATTTTTAGGAACAGAGTCAACAGGAGTTAATTTTGGTTCATCATATTGTAGTTTTACTAATCTTCAATATGTAAAATTACCTGATGTTATTCCTAATGTTACTAGTTTTATTTCTACATTTGCTTATTGTTATAATTTACAACAAGTTGTAATGCCAGAATCAGCACCGAATTTAATTTATGTAAATACTACATTTTTATGGTGTGTTAATTTACAAGGTAATATTATTGTTCCTCAAGATGCTATAGATATTTATCAATTAAGTAGTGCTTTTCAAAATTGTTATTCAATTACAGGAATAACATTACCTCCAACTTTATCTTTATGTGATACATTACAAAACTTTGCTAATGGTGCGTATAGTTTATCAACAATAAATTTACCACCATTACCATTTTGTTATAATTATACTTCAGCGTTTAGTAATTGTAGGTCTTTATTATCTATAGAAATTAAACAATTTCCACCGACACCAGGTTCACTAGATTTAACAAGTATGTTTAGTAATTGCGTGTCCGTTCAACAAATATTACTCCCTGTATTACCTGTTGGATACGAATCTTTCGCAGCAACAGTTAATTTTATGTTTCAAAATTGTTATTCATTAACATCTATGGTATTACCTGATAGATTAAGAATTAATACTATGAATGGTTTATTCTCTAGTAATCACGCTTTAATTTCAGTTGTATTTCCAAGTGTTGTTGATGCTGTAGATGCTACACAATGTTTTCTTTCTTGTTATAATTTACAAAATGTTACATTACCAACAACTGTTGGAGGTCCAATAACATTATTTAACACTTTTTCTGCTTGTGCCTCATTAGGTAGTATTACTATTCCATCAGGTTGGACAATTACTAATTTAAGTGGAACATTTAATCAATGTTCTAATATAAAAAATATTGTATTACCAAATAATGCTCAAGATTCTATAACAACTATGTTTCAGATGTGTAGTGTTAATTTTAATTTAGAAACTATAACAATGCCAACATCATTAAATGGTCTTACTACTATATCTGGTGCTTTTGTTGCGACCTATAATTTACAAAGTGTTGTTTTTCCATCAACAATGAATGGTGTTACAACTATGGCTACAGCGTTTCAAAATAGTGGGGTTCAATCTGTAACATTACCAACATCAATGACCTCTTTAGTAACAGCAAATGCTATATTCAGTGGGGCATTTAATATTGAAACAATAACAATGCCAGCAACTACTGGTCTTATCACAACATTAGTTACCGCATTTCAATATTGTCCAAAATTAAAAACTGTAACATTACCAACAACTCAATTAACAACAATAGCTGCTGCTAGTTTTACTAATGTATTTTTAGGTTGTCCATCTTTACAAACAATAAATAATTTGGATAAATTAGGTAATCCATCAACATCATCAACAGTTTATTTATCAGCAACAGGTTTCCTTACCTTTGCTTCATCATTTACTGGGACAACAGATTTGTATTCTAAGTTTTCTAAATTAGAATTACAAGGTAGTGCGACATATAGAAGTGCTATATCAGGATTAAGATTAAGAAATACTGGAACAGGACAATACGCAGGAACATCACCACAAATTGATATTTCATATACTAATTTAAGTCAGGCAGCACTCGTTCAAGTGTTTAATGACTTACCAACCGTAACCGCAAAAACAATCAACATAACAGACTCAACAGGTGCCGCTGCTTTAACTGGTCCTGAACGAGCAATCGCAACAGGTAAAGGTTGGACAATTACAGGATAATACTTACAAATAAAATAATATGGTTCAGATAGAAGCAGGAACATTTAATGAGGTGGTTGCCACTTGTTCAAGAAACAAAACCCTAACAGGTAATGTTACTTACTTGTGGTCAATGACGCACAAATTAACAAAGGAGAATTGGAAGTTTATTCCATTTAGAATTATCCCTTCAGTTAATTATGCTCCTTCATATGATTTATTTACAATGAATGTTATAGATACCTCACCTGAAGTATTTACAGCATCAACATCTGCTAACACCGTAAATATACACTTGATTCCTGGTCAGTATTTTGTTAAAATATATGAGCAATGTTCTACTATAAACCTAAACCCTATGTTGTCTTATGATGTGGTATATGAAGGAACAGCAACAGTAAATTACTCTGGCTCACCACAGAATGAAATAGTTTCATATAGCGGAAACACAAATATATTTAAAGTATACAACGGATAATGATTAAAATAGAAAACTTAAAATTCAACAAAGCAACATTATCATCTTTTAGTGAGGTGATAAGTAAGAATGTGCCATTTATTAGTTGGGGTATGGATAACCAATTCGTTAATGAATTATATCTATTAAACGATGCCTCACCAATACAAAACGCTTGTGTTAGAAGCAAGGTAGATAATGCTGTTGGTATGGGATACATTACGGACTATAAGATTAACTTAAA